CACTTTTAATCTATCGTAGCTACCATAGTAATTTCCTCTAGTGTCAACAATATTAAGACTTCCAGACACAGAGATTTGTCTAACAATACCCTTAGAAGCATCGCCAGTATTTTGGAAAGCAAGTTTAGCTCTACCTGCATTTAAATCTTCTATGTGCATTGTTGCTTCTTCAAACAATGCTTCTGCTATTTCACTTGTTGGGTCTTTTCCTTTTACTAAAAAGAACGCTGCAACTAAAGAAGTTAAGCGTCTAATAAGATAATCGTATGTACCATCTTTTAATAAAAATTGCTCTCTTGGAAGCGTAGCATCTAATTTAGAGTCTACATAATCACTTGCGTCTTTCATTACTCTATTCTTCAGTGTAACAAAATCTTCCCCTGCTTCCATTAATAAATCATCAGGACTACTTGCGTCGTTGTAATAATATACTGCATCTTCTGATTCTTCATAGTACCATTTACCATTAGAGTTTACATCAGTCTTTGATGCTTCTGCTGAACCTAAATCTTTTCCATCTACAAATAATTGTGTTACTAATCCAGAGTCGTGAGAAACATATCTACTGACTGAATCTACTACCCAACCATATAATGGTTTTTTTGTATCAAATTCATCTAAATTTGGAAAGGTATCTTTTAAATCTCGTGATGTTATATATGTAGGCATTTACTCTCCTTTGGCTCTTTTGTACCACCCATACCAAAATTTTTCTTGCGTAGGGTTCTCTGAAATTAACAAAGAATAGAATAAAATTCTATAAGAAACAAATCTATCTGGCTCTAATCTTTTACACGCAGAGATAGTCGCTGCACCAATTAGTCCATCTTCTTTGATTTCAAAGGTGTTTTTATTATTACACGCCTGTTGCAATATCTTTACTGCTCTGCGTTGTCCAGTGTTTACTACACAATCAAAATATGGATAGCGTAGATGTTCTGGTAATTTTTGTGCTTTGGAAGGAATCCAATAATCGTTATAGTAGATTTCTTTTGCTTGTTCTCTGGTAAGTTCTTTGATGTTGAGGTGAGGATAGAATCGTTTGGTTATACCATACTTTGTTTCCCCACCTAAATCATCTTTATCATTGACATAACCTCCCTCGTGTTCGAGGACTTTTTCAATGATTTCGTTAAATTCCATTATGCCGACTTCTTCACTTTTTCGAACGAACGCATTCCCCCAAGACCAAGCATACCTAAAAGTATTGTCGTTAGGGTTGTCATATCGAACACTGGTAAATCCACTTGATAACCAAATGAATATAACAGAAAGACTAAGAAGGGTTGTAGTACGAAATGATAGCATAGTGCTACTCCACAAGTCCACCCAACAAAAGGACGCCACCCAGATACAAATAAGCTGTTGCTATTAGCTTCAACTTTATTGACCTCAATTTGTGCCTTGTTGATTTCTTGTATGAGTTCTGCTTTTTCAGATTTATCAAGTGTAAAGTCATCGATTTTATCTACTACTTTTTCTATGATTCCTGCGACTACATTTAACTTAGGCATCTTCCTTCTCTTCTTTCAAAGAAGAATTTAATTCAGTTGAAAAATGGTTTTTAGCTGCTTGTAATTGTTGTGCTTGAAAATTCAACCTTCCAAGTTGCATATCCAAATCTCTGATCTGATTTACCATTATTTTCTGCTCGTCTTGTAGATCGTCAAAGTTTACTTCTTTTCCGTCCTCTAATACGATTTTAAATTCATCTTGTTTTTTTTCTTTAGACATCTGTCCTCCAGTATGATTAATAATACTGAATATAACAAATTAAGAATATCTACGCATTCTTTTTCTTGTTTTGCGAGAATACTTAGCTCGTTGCTTTCCTGCTTTAGTTGCTTTGCGTTTCTTACGAGTTTCGTATGCGTATTCTGATGCACTTAGTGCTTTAAGTAGTCGTTGTGGTAGGTATCTTTCGCCAGTCTTTTTAGAAGGTTTCCCTGACTTAGTACCCCATTTTTGTTTCGTCCATCTGCGTAGACTTTTTTGTGATTTCTTGAGAGCCACTATTTATAACCTCCACCTGCTCGTTTATAAGCAAGTGCTAACATTTGTGCTTTTCTTGCACTCCATTGTCCAGGATTACCACCTTTGTTACCTCGCATAATCTTCTGGAATAAGCGTTTTCTTAATCCAGGTTTGGTATAGTTTCCTGCTTGATTGACTCTCGATTTTTTATGTTTTGGCATTATCTTACTTCTTTTCTTATATCTTCTATAATAGTTCTTTCATCAAAGCTCATACTAATACCAGGTTGAAATCTTTTTATCTCTACACCTTTTTTTAATACAATAATAGTTGGAACTATTTTAATATCCCATTCTTTTACTATGGTAGCACCAATCGTTTTATTTTCAATATCTATTTCTGCGATATAGCATAACTTATCTAATTGTTCTATCTTTACTCTATTGCCATAATTCCAAGATGCGTTTACTTGTACTACTGCACAATTCTGTACATTCAATAACTGTACATCTTGAAAGCTATCCAAAGATACTGATTGCGAATATAGCGATGATGTAGATAACCCAAGCACCAACAGCAACATATTTATCATATTTCTCATAATTGCTCTCCATTAATCATTTCTCATATCTAAAAGAGTTTCTTGAATCATTCTGGTATCTTCTTTGATGTCATCTACTTTATCTTCAAGTTTTTCTACCTTTTCTTCAGTATTCAAAATAGAATTACGAATCATTTGGTCTTTTAAATCATATTCTGTTCTACTGATAGGTGGTTCTGGCAATTCTTTTGCTATCTCAATCTCTGCTTTTAAATTATACCATAAACCAACTACCATAAAGATTGTTACCCCTATACTAATGATTGTTTCCAAACTTAGTGTAAATTTTGTGTTTTTATTTAGTTCCATTGTATTTCCTTACCATTTTACTTTATTCGCCCAATATGCTGCACTCATACGCCCTTTGCGAATGTTTTTAGCGTGTCGTGCTTTAAATGCCCTTCTTCTTGCTTTCTGTGCAGGTGACTTCGGACTCTTTCCTGCTCCTCTTACTCCTTGCTGACCAAAACGGATTAACTTTATCTTTCCACCAGATTTAGCTAATACTGCGTGTGATTTCTTAGGGTGCTTTGGTGTTCTCTTTGGTTTATTATATCCTGCAAAGCGTACTCCTCTATATGTAATAGCCATTAGTCTTGTACCTCTTGTAACATAAATTTATATTTCTTACCATTTCTTCTGTTGATTAAGAATAAGTCATCTTCTCCCTCTTGGATTACATAACTACCCCAAGTTCCATCAACATCGTTTTGTGAACCTTCGTTAGATAAATCCAAGTCAGCAGAATATACTACTCCCCATCGTTTTGACAATGAACCTAAATCTTGAGTACCATCTGCTCCTGGTAATAAATCTCCATCACTTTCAAGTCTTAATCTTTCAGCATTGTTTACCTTAAAAAACATCTGTCCATTTCCAACAACACCTATTGTGTTGTATCCTGATGTACTACTACTATCTGCTAATTCTATTTGTGCTGTTCCATCTGATGAATAAAATTTAGCAACAGTATCAAAATCTGTTTGGAAAAATGCTGCTAAATATCCACTTCCACCTGTTACTTCTAATCCCTCATCTCCAGTTGCAACAATATCTAACTTAGCACTTGGTGAGGTAGTTCCTATACCGACATTACCTTGTGTAAACCCACCTGCTGTTTGATTAACAATAGTAATTGCATCTATGTATGAAAAATCATTATATGCTACTTTAATTTTTGAAGTTAATGGACTGCCTGAACCTGCTTCTAATTTAATACCATTGCTTGATGTTCTTCTAATTTCCATATTGTAATTAGTTGAATCGTCTATGTGTAGCTTACTTGCTGGTGATGTAGTTCCTATACCGACATTTCCTGGAATATATACATTACTATTATCTCTATTAAATCTTAATACTTCATTACCTGATGCACTATTATCATGTCTAAATAATGAAAATGTATTAGCACCACCATCATAAAGCCATCTCATACCATAAGCTAAACCATGATTTTCTACAAAGAAATGTTCTATATCAGGATTATCATTAGTAGTATCTGTAACTCTTAATAAATGTCCTTCTACTTTTGGACTTGCAGTATCACCACTTGAAAATACATTTAATTCATTTTCTACTGATAGTTTATATCCAGGTGTTGTAGTTCCTATTCCGACATTACCATCTTCATCAATAACCATTCTTGGTGTTGGTGCAGCACTATGTCTTAAATCTGTAGCATTGGTAGTAAAGAATTGTAAACTACCTTCATTAGAATTAGCACCTGAATAATTTTCTTCTGCAAAACATTTAATAGCACCAATGACTTTTCTGTCTGCATTTAAAGTTTCATCGGCAGTAGTAAATAATATTTCTCCAATAATTTCATTTTCTACTATGTTTGTATCAGACTTATGTAGTCTTAAAGTTTCTGTTCCATCTGATGAATTAACTTCTAATTTAGCATTTGGTGATGCAGTTCCTATACCGACATTACCTGCATCGTCTATTCTTACTTTTTCAGAACTACCTATTTTGAATAAAATATTTCTACTACTTCCTGACCTTAAATCTAAATCTCTACCTGATTGACCTTGAACAATAGCAGAATCTCCGTCCCAAGTCAAATTACCATAATTAGCAGCAGAACCCCATTGTAATACACCACCACTTGTTAATTTTATTCTACCACCTACATCTAACAATGCTCCAGGTGATGCAGTTCCTATACCGACTCTTTGTGTAGAAGTAATAGTCATTGGATATTGTGTGCTACCATCATTTACACCAAAATAAATATTACTTCCATTTACTGTATTTCTTAAATAAAAATGCCCATGAGAACTATCAAATAAATTATAACCTCCTGATGAATGTCTTATACTAAACTCATT